ATTATTTGGCTTTCCGTCAAGTGCAGAAGAAGTATCAGCAGGCCCCGGCGAAGCATTAGCATTCCCCGCTGATGGTCGCGCTGAATACATCGAACCGCAAGGCCGCAGCTTTGATTTTCAATTTAAACGATTGGATCAAATTGCAGCGCAGATTAATGAGCTAGGCTTGTCCGCCGTGCTAGGCCAGAAGCTATCAGCTGAAACCGCAGCATCTAAGATGATCGACCGCAGCCAAGGCGATAGCACAATGATGGTAATTGCGCAAAATGTACAAGATATGATTGACAATAGCCTTAAGTTTCATGCGCAATTCATGGGCCAACAAGAATCAGCAGGTAGCTGCACCGTAAATCGTGATTTTATTGGCGCTAGGCTTCAGCCTGCTGATGTAAATGCCCTGCTGCAACTTTATACCGCAGGTACAATCACCAAAGAAACGCTACTGATGCAATTATCAGATGGTGAAGTACTGGGCGATGATTTTGATGTACAGCAAGAAGTAGATGCAACCGCTAATGGTGGCTTGCAATGATCGACTGGATCCGCAATTTATTTCGCAGGCAAACAACGTATGATTTCAGCGGCCAGACGCTTACCTTTGTACGCGGTAGGTTGCCTGTTGAAATGCTAGCGATCGTGCGCGTTAATATCAAAGATAATAAGGTAACCGAGTTTGTTGTCATGGAAAACGGCGAGGATGGCTTCAATGAATTAGCAGATGTCATCCTTGATGCAATGATCCAAGGCGCTGATGTTAATATCCGTACTGAATGGCCATTAGAAGCATTTGGCGTTAGAGGCATGTGAGCACACCAGCAAGGCTATATAAAAATGTAATTGACCTTAACCGCTACAGCAATAGTGTGGCGCGGCGTGTTATTAATTCATACAACGACATCATCATTGATGCGGTAGATCAGTTGCGCGTGATTGATGACCTTGCTGCACCTGTCAAGGCAGCACGGCTGCGCAGCATCCTGGCGCAACTCAAGCAATCCCTAGATGGCTGGGCTGGTGATAGCACCGAGATCACAGCAACCGAACTGCAAGGCATTGCACAGTTGCAATCGGAGTTTGTTACTGATGAATTACGCAAGGCGATGCCTGAAGGTATTATTCGTAGCAGCGTTAATACCGTAGAGATCAGCCCGCAATTTGCGCAATCTGTTGTTACCACAGATCCAACGCAGATCAATGTTGTTGCATTAAGTGATGACTTGTTTAAGTCTGTCTATGGCGTGGAAGCATTGGCGCAGCAGGCCGGTACTGGCACATTCAGCCTTACCGCTGCACGTGGCGCCACTATTACATTGCCCAATGGTCGCACCGTGGAGAAGAGCTTCCGTGGTATCGCAGTAGACCAGGCTGAGAGGTTCAGCCAGGTAGTGCGGCAAGGACTGCTGACAGGTGAAACCACTCCAAGTATCATCAAGCGCTTAATTGGTAACCTGCAATTCAGTCAAGAGCCAACAATGGTCAGCAAGACCTTGGCGAAGATCATCGCAGCAGGTGGCCAATCCACCTCCGTAACCGATAGCCAAGTTGTAGCGCTTATCCGTACTAGCATCAACCAAGTAGCGAATACAGCAAGCCAGCAGGTATATGAAGCAAATCAAGACATAACGCAGAAATATAGATACGTCGCAACACTTGACACCAGGACCAGCGCAATATGTCGCGCATTGGATGGCAAAGAGTTTGACTACGGCAAAGGTCCAATGCCGCCACAGCATTTTAACTGCCGATCAACGACCGTACCTGTAATCAATTACAAGGAACTAGGTTTTGATCCGCCGCCATCCGTAACAAAAGGCAAACGCGCCAGTATGGATGGCCCGGTGCCTGCAAGCGAAACCTATGGCGAATGGCTTGCAAAGCAGCCACGTGCAACGCAGGCTGATGCACTAGGCCCCGGCAAGGTAGCATATTTCAACCGCCTTGCCAATAAGTATGGCCCAACTGATGCTATGGCAAAGCTAGTACGCGATGATGGCTCTGAGCTGACGCTGGCGCAGCTCCGCAGCCGCTATGGCGCGGTAAACTGAATGAAACCACCTAAAAGCTATGCCTGGTCATTACGGCGACATGAAGCCCGCCAAAGGCGCTAAAGCCAAGCCGCAGAAGCCTGGCGCTACAAAAAAAGGAGCTAAAAAGAAATGAAAGGCCTTTACGCCAACATAAAAGCCAAGCGCGATCGGATCGAAGCAGGCAGCAAGGAACGCATGGCGCGTAAAGGCGAAGCTGGTCGCCCTAGCACCGCTGCATTCAAGGCCGCTGCTAAAACTGCCAAGAAACCTAAGAGGTCAAAAGGTAAGAAATAATGGCACAACGTAGAGACACAATTGGCCGGTTTGCTGGCGGCGGCGGCGTTACCTATGGCAATCGCAGCGATAGGGATTCAGACAAGCGGGCAGCAAAACGCGAAACAGTCAAGCTCAATAAAGAACAAAAGGCGCTTGAGTCAAAACTAGCAAAAGCAAAGGCCAGCGCACCAAGCGCCAAAGTCGCATCAGCCAAGTCTGGATTAGCTGCCGCTCAAGCCAAGAAAGCCACTGCCACATCAAAACTAAAGGCTAGCCAGGGCCGCATGGCTGAATTGAAAGCTCAATTGGCAGCAAGCCAAGCAAGACTTGGCGGCAAGTCCGCAACTAAACGCGGCGCTCGCAAGTGATCGTCTATCGCGGTGAGCAATTTGAGGGTTACAACAAACCCAAGCGCACACCAAGCAATCCAAAGAAGTCACACGCCGTACTTGCCAAACAAGGCGATACGGTAAAGCTGATCCGCTTCGGCCAGCAAGGCGTTAGCGGTAGCCCATCGCGCAAAGGTGAATCAGCCGCAGACAAGGCCCGCCGCGCATCATTCAAGGCAAGGCACGCCAGTAATATCGCCAAGGGTAAACTGTCTGCTGTTTACTGGGCCGATAGGGTAAAGTGGTAGGGCAATCTATCCCTGCGGGATAATGTCCGAAGAGATCACCAATCAGGAGCCTGCGGCTACTGATGCAATGCAACGCAGCATCGAAGCATTAGAACGCAAAAACAGCGAGCTAATTACTGAGTTGCGCAGCGCAAAGTCCAAAGCGTCTAAGGTGCCAGATGGAGTTAATGTTGACGAACTCCTTGAATTTAAGCGCACGCACGAACAGCAGCAGCTCGAATCCCAAGGCAACTACAACGAAGCAAGGCAAGCTCTGGAGCAGCAGTACCGTGAGGCGACGGCGCAAAAGGACCAGCGCATTGAATCTCTTGAAGCAAAAGTCCGAGAACTTGAGCTGATCGCGCCTGCTGTTACGGCATTGGCTGAGATCGTCCATGACCCTGACTTAGTGCTGCGTTCTAAGCTCAGTGCCGACAGGATCGAACGCGAGCCGGATGGCACCGTGGTGGTAGTAGACGGCTACCAGCGCACACCAGTAGCCGAATGGGCCAAGACGCTACCGGCATGGATGCAGAAGGCACCAAGGCCGCAAGGTAGTGGTGCACCATCAGGCGGCAGCAATGCAGGCCAGGCACCACTAGGCAAAAACCCGTTTATGACTGAAACCTTTAACCTGACTGAGCAAGCCAGGCTATTCAAGACCGATCGTGATCTATACGATCGCATGAAAGCAGCCGCGCAACGCTAGTATGGATGCAACTGCTGTAATGGCTGCGCCATTTGGCTAGGGGCTGCGCCCAAACCGTCAATCATCCCATTGCACCGACACCATGGCGACTCTTCGCTCTGATGTCATCATCCCCGAGATTTTCACGCCTTACGTCATTGAGCAGACCACCCTTCGCGATGCCTTCCTGGCTAGCGGTGTGGTCCAGCCAATGGCCGAGCTGAACGCTACGGAAGGTGGTGACTACGTAAACATTCCATTCTTCAAAGCTAACCTGACCGGCGACTTTGAAGTGCTATCCGATAGCACCTCACTGACACCCGGTAAGATCACTGCTGACAAGCAAGTTGGCGTCATCCTGCACCGTGGCCGCGCCTTTGAGTCACGTGACCTAGCTGCCCTTGCTGCTGGTTCTGACCCCATGGCAGCCATCGCCGCCAAGGTGGCTGAATACGTTGCCAACCAACGCCAGAAAGACCTCCTTTCTTGCCTGTCTGGTATCTTCGGTACGCTTGGCACCAACGCATCTGCTTCTTTCGTTGACCTAACGATTGATGGCCTGAGCGGTGACACCCCTACCGTGTTGTCCCCCCGCCATGTTGCCGAAGCTCGCTCAATCTTGGGCGATCAAGGCGACAAGCTGGCTGCTGTCTGTATGCACTCCAAGGTCTACTATGACTTGGTGGAGCGCCGCGCTATTGACTACGTGGCGACTACCGATGCCCGTGGCACCTCTAGCACCCAATCCGGTGGTTCGATCGTTGCTGCCTATGGCGGTGATGTGACCGTACCGACCTACATGGGTCTGCGCGTTTTGGTTTCGGATGATGTCCAAACCGAAGGTAGCGGCGGTAGCAGCGAGTATGCAACCTATTTCTTTACCCAAGGCGCTATCGCCAGCGGTGAGCAAATGGGAATGGAAACGGAAGTTGATCGCGACATCCTCGCCAAGAGTGATGCCATGTCAATTGATTTGCATTACTGCTACCACCCCATTGGCGCCAAATGGACCACCGGGACCACCAACCCAACCCGCGCTCAGTTGGAGACTATTACCAACTGGACTAAGGTTTATGAGACAAAGAACATCGGTATTGTTCGCGCCACAAACACCTCCAACTTCGATTGAGGTAACTAACCATGGCTTCTATCTTTGAGCTGGAGAATCCCGCCTTCGGGAACACCTACCGCAAGACCACTGTTACCACTCTGTCCGCCTCTGGCGCCCAGACCGCTACCGCAGCTCAACTGCTTGGCGGTGTTTTGGTTTCCGTTGCAACCGCAGCATTTGCATTGACGACGCCTACTGGCGCCTTGATCTGCACTGCTTTGGATGCCGTCAACCAAAACGTTATTGGTGTCAGCTTTGAGTTTACTATCGTCAACAACGGAACATCTACGTTCCACATCACCCTTACTGCCGCCGCTACTGGCGTCACCCTAAGCGGTGATGCGGTCGTGGAAGCTGGTACATCTAGCACCTTCCGTGCTGTTGTTACTGCTGCTAACACCCTCGTCATCTACAAGACCTGATGGGATTGTTCGCCTTCCGGCGACTGCGTAACCAGGAGGCTGCATCTTCGGATGTGGCCTCTTTTTCTACGCCGGAGCCAGCTAAGATAGAACCAACACCAGAACCTGATAATGGCGATCGTCCTAGTCGCAACAGCCGGCGGAAGCACATCAAACACGTACCAGACGCTAGCTGATGCACAGGCTATCATCGATGGCCTTGTAGAGGATGGTGATGTGACTGCATGGGCAACGGCTACCACCGATGCAAAAAACCGTGCATTATACACCGCTGCGCAGAGGTTAGACCGTGAACGCTTTCTTGGTGCTCGCGCTACTGATACGCAATCAATGCAGTGGCCTAGGACAGGTGTACGCAAACCTGACACCTACATCAACACCTACGCCGTTGGTTTTCCGTTTCGTATCACCACTGATTATTTCACCGATACCGAAATCCCAACGCAGATCAAGCAAGCTCAGGCCGTGCTGGCCGTCTTCCTAAACAACAATACCGACAGCCTTGGATTGTCTGGCCTTGAGGATTACAACAGCGTTAGCATCGGACCGATCAGCGTTAGCGTTAATACCAGCAGCGCCCAGGCTGGTGCCGACAAGATCCCGCCGATGGTTGAACGCTACCTGATAGG